ACTGGTAATTCTGATAGTGCTACATTAGCAACCAACGCTCAAGGACTTACAGGATCACCTAATATAACTGTTGGTGACATAGTTGCAGATAATATCTCAGTTATTAATACTATAACATATGAAGATGTAACTAACGTAGATTCTATTGGTATAGTTACTGCCAGGGGTGGTTTTGATATTGGTATATCTTCTAGTGGAACTTTAATTAATAATGGTCCTATAAAGGCATTGAATTTTGTAGGGACAGGAAATACTTTTGCTGTTCGTGGAACAACTGTTGACATCAGTATTGAAAGTGGTTCTGGTGGAGGAGGAGGTGGAGGTAGTGGATTATCAGATGATGATCATTTAAATAAGACTCTCTTCATAAATTATTCTGGATTTGATTCTAATACCACTATTGGATCTCCACAAAAATTTGGGGAAGTATTTGCACATGATGAGATATTTGTTGATATTGAAGATGGTGTGACTGTATCGATTGATGAATCATGTGTTCTAGATATTACATCAAAGGATGATTTTGATATTGCATTCTTTGCTAATGGAGCATCTGCTACAAATATTATGAAGAAAAATGGTTTTGAAGATAATATTAGAAGTGTATTCAGTTCTAATATTCATTTGACTGGTAAAGCCAAGGTTGGTTACGGCAAAATTCCTCCAGAAATTCAAGATATAGTTTCATATGATATTGAACCTGGAGTACAAGTCACTGTTGATGAAGGTGGACTCCTCGCATTATAAATAATTTCTAGCAAAAACCGTCACGACAAAACGAATGTCTACATTAAGAGTCGATAATATAAAATCGAGGACGGGTTCGGTTGTAACTGTTCCCGATACAAATACACTTGCAGTGACGGGTATTGTTTCCGTTACAAGCGGTGGTGCTATTACAAATGCAGGTAACTTAACTAACACTGGTAACTTAACTAACACTGGTGATTTAAGTGTTGGTGGTAACGCAACAGTTTCTGGATCACTAGATGTAACTGGTGGTGGAAACTTTAGCACTACTGGTATTATTACTGCTGGATCACTTAATGTTGGAACACTTACTCAAGAAAATGCTGTTTTTTCTGGTGTTGTAACTGCCACAGCATTTAGTGGAGATGGTGCTGGACTTACAAATGTAGGATTATCAACCACTGGAATTTCAACAGGTGTTGGATTGCATGTCGTTCCTGTTGGTCAAACTGCTGGTTCTTACGGTGAGGATCTTGTTGTTGTTGGTGATGCTAGAGTTACTGGCATACTTACAATTGGAACTTCTTCAATCGTACTTGATCCTTCAAGCAGATCCTTATCTCTTCATACAGATACGGTAATTCGTAGAAATAATCATTCGGGAGAAATTGAGTTTGTTGATGCATCTAACAATCCTAAAAAGATTGTTGCAGAAGAACTTACTCTCGGTACCGGTGCTAACGCTACCAAGTTAAAAAGAAAAGGCAAAAAATTAGTTATTGAAACAGGTGATGGTACAGGTGGTGTTAGTATCGGTAAATCTTGGACAGTTTTACCATCAGGAATTACAACAAATCTCTCCATAAATAGTTACTACTTTGTTGATACATTAAGTGGTGTTGTTAATGTTAAATTACCACAAACTCCAGAAGTTGGTGACTTTGTGGTAATCGCAGACCACACGGGAGGATGGGGAATTACTAGTTGTGTGGTAGCACCTCATGCTTCAGCAACAGGTGGAGCAACTTATATTCATGGATCAACTGAAACTTTAGAAGCAAATGTTAAATTTGCTACTGCTACATTAACATTTACAGGAATTTCTACAGTAGGCTGGTTAGTAAAATGACAAAACTCTCAGGATTAATCGGATTTGGTGCTGGTTCTGGAGCTGGAGGGGACTCTCGTCCTACATCTTTCACAGATTCAATAGAACTGGGTTCATACTCAACTGATGGTACTTCTCAGGGGTACAACTTTCAAGATTCAAATATGGATGCATATGCACAACCGTTGCGTATTAGGAGTTTTGATACCAGTAGTAAAGCATTTGTAGCGTATAATGTTTCTACAAGACAGAGTAGCTCACCCGGATCTGGCAACCACTATCATGGATTATGGTTATTTTCTGTTGATCAAACAACTGGTCAGCCTTCGTTTGCAGACTATGCTTCTGCATTGAGTAGTAATAATCCTTATGACTATTCAACTTTTTCTAGAGCTTCTGACGAATGGAGTGGTAGATATTGCTATATGGGTAATATTCCACGACAAAGTAGTCCCAACCACGAGCAGGGTTATAATGCATATAAAATAAACTGGAATGGTTCCAGTGTTAGCACTACTGGAACTTATAGTAACAGTCCCTCATATTCAGCCAACGGTAATGTAGGTGAGCATAGTTATTATCTAGAACCATCTGAGAGAAGAAATGGGGGAGCAGTAACTCATATTTGTACCGGTAACGGTGGCGGTAATGCTACTGCCGTAGAATTTAGATATTCATATAGTGCAAGCAGCTTATCCAATCAGACTGTTTATAATAATGCATATTCTAGTAGCGTTACCTCTACAAATCGTAGCGTTAGACATTTTTGGCAATGGGATCAAGGTGCTCAACCTTATTACGATATTTTTCATAGTATGCCAAATGGCATAGTAGCAAGAACTAGAGGCAGTAATAGTTGGAGTATTGTTCAATCAGGAACTTATGATCAACAGAGTTGTGTCTTCCATTTGAGCACTGGTAAATGTGTATTGTATTATGTGGGATCTCAGTATTTAATCGACACTTCCGGGACTAAAACTGAAATTACAACAAATAAAGCCAGTTGGTTAGGTGCTTGCCGTGGTAGTAGTTATGGTGCTGCTACTTTCTGCTGGAACATTGGTCTAGATGAATTTCTTCTTCATACTAATGGAGGATTATGGCTTAAATGGAAATTTGATCCTAATACTGGACAGGTTGATAAAACATCTCAAGTCATTAGATCTGATGATGCATTTTATATAACTTTAGACCAGAGTTCTCACTATAAAACCGGTTTAAGAAGTCAAAATTTGGGTTATTCACACCAAACGTTTACATATGGCACTAATAATAGTAGTGGACCGGGATATGGTAATAACAAATTAGTTTTCATTGGTGGAACACAATATAGATTATACGTCAAAACTTATGACCTTCAATTAATAATTGACAAATTAGAGTACCTTAGCTAAGGAGAATTATGGCTTACAGTTCAATGGAAGATTTGCGTGCTGCACGCGATTTAGCACTTAAAAATTCTGATTTTTATGTTCTTCCAGATTATAAATTTACTGGAGAATTTGCAGATGAAAATAAAACATTAATTATGTTGTACAGACAATACCTTAGAGATCTTCCTTCGGTAGTCGATGAGAATGACCTGACTGGAGTAGAGTTACCAGTATTTCCAGAACTTCATCCCAGAGCAGTAGTAGAATAATTATGCTATAATAATTGAAACATTTTATTTAATATGAAATTTTTAGTATATTCAAAAAATGGATGTCCTTATTGCTATAAGGTGAAACAAGTGTTAGAATTAACTGGTAAGCAATTTGTTGAGTATAAACTCGGCAGGGAGTTTACGGGTGAAGAATTTTATGATAAATTTGGAGAGGGTGCTACCTTTCCACAAGTTCTTTGTGATGATCGAAAGTTAGGAGGATGTGTTGACACCATTCAGTTTCTCAGAGAAGAAAAAGTTATTTAATCAGGGCATAAATAAAAATAACACCCGTGAAGTGAATCGCGGAGTTGAACTTATTCTTAATGGAGGCAAGAAGAAGCAACCTAAACCATTTCACGTAATCTTTGAAAAGATGGTTTGCTTCTTCAAAAGGGAAGTAACTATCTATTTTGAGTTTTCCTTAGAGACTAGGAAAAAAAGTTAGTTCCCAGAGGTAAGAACAATGTTAGCAGTAAGTTTAGTCTTCGGTTCATTTTTGACGATTCTGTTTCTTGTAGTGGGACTGATAGGAGGTTGGACTGCTAGAGAATATATGATGAACTATCGGGAAGTACCCAGACCTCACCCCGAGATGTTTGATAATCAAGGAAACTTGATACCAGATGAGGTTATTGCATTCAATTTTGAAAACTATTATGACGACAGCGAAGAGAACGACGACAACGAGGGCTAAAAAAACTGTTACTACTCGCAAGAAAGCGACACCAGCCCCATCAATTCCAGATCTTCCAAACAATCCTTTTATATACGAAGTTCTGGATGTAATTTCCAAACAGAGAAGTAAAGCGAAGAAAATTGAAGCACTTAAAAAATATGAATCTCCAGTTTTAAAAGCACTGTTTATTTGGAATTTTGATGAAAGTGTTATCTCGGCACTCCCTGAGGGCGATGTTCCTTATGCAGCACTTGATAAAGAAAGTGGATTTAGTGGAACTCTATCTGAAAAGATTGCAGATGCTGTTAATAAGATGGAAGAACTTGATACTCGTTCTCTTGGTGCTAACGATCAAGGAAGAACGACTATTCGTGCTGAATACAGAAAGTTATATAATTTTATCAAAGGCGGCAATGACTCTTTGAGTATGTTGCGTAGAGAAACAATGTTTATCAACATTCTTTCAGGTCTTCATCCATTAGAGGCAGAAATTCTTTGCCTATGTAAAGACAAAAAACTGAATACAAAATATGATCTCACAAAAGAGATTGTTGCAGAAGCATACACTGACATTCAATGGGGAGGTCGTTCTTGAAAATTATGAAAATGATTCATGAAAATTGTGATCCAGAATTGGCAAATGATAAGACACTGCCAAACAATGCATTTATAATTGAATATAAAGTTGATGACGTATCCTACTTTGATATTGTTGCAGCAGCAAAGCAGTCAGAAATATTCGACCACTACTATGATAAGTACAAGAGTGGTTTCGTTACCATGAAGCAAGCGGAGGGTAGGATTAGTCCTAAGTTGTGGGGCAATGAACCTCCCAAAAACAAAAAGAAGAAGTGATTTCCCAGATAGGGCAAAAAAATTTCGCCAAAATTTTTTAGTTCTTAAGATTTTGTAAAATTGTATCACAAATTACATAACTGCTTGACTACATAGGGTATAGGAGTTATAATACTCTAGTACGTTCATCTCATGCTCAGTATCTTACTGGCATTGACCCTTGCCCATCATGATGACGGTAACCCCTATGGGTGGCACATGAGTTGTGAAAGGTTCTTACAGAGACGAGTAGAAATCCAAGCAGATCCTAATCTTGACCTTCGGTCAAAGTTAAATCTAATTAGATATCTTAAGTCAAAAGTAGAAGGTCAATGTGAGGGGACATTTACATGAGACGCAAGTAAGTCGCGGAACGGAGCGTTCATCCCATGTTTGAATTTTTACTTTACTCCGGTATTCACTGCACCGATGCTAAGGATATGATCCAACGTATCGAAGCAAATGATAGAGTAAGTAAAATTGTTCAGACTGAGGTGATTGAGACCGTAAAGGAATCAACACCTGAGTGCAACTGGGACGCAAACGACTGAAGGAACGGGAAACTCGGATCACCCGCAAGGGTTAAAGGAGTAAAATCACCCACTTCAGGAGTAAACTAATGAACACACTCACTCTCATCAAAAAGCAAATCGATAAGCAGGCTGCACTGCATGACGCACAGATCACTCACACCGCATATCGTGGTGTAAAGTGTGAAGTTCGTAAAGCAGCACAGGAGTCTCACGGCACCTTCTGCTATCGTGGTCGTACTTACACCAAATGAGGCAATCATGGAAGCACTACAAATCACAAGTGTAATTACTTTGGCATGTGTTGCTGGAATGTCTTTAATTTATGGTGAAATCCTTCTATTACAAAAAGGTTGAGGGATATTAAATGCTGAAGATCAAACTTTATTATGATCTTCCAGAATACGATCCAGAGATTCACGAACCTGATAGAGTCTTTAGACTACTAACATATCGTGGAGTGACATATGCCAAATGGGTTTTTCTTAAATCCAGAGGCATTCAAAATTGGAAAGTTTTCAAGAGAGGTTAAGAAACCTCTCTTTTTTTGTACTTATATTAAAAATTTACAATAGTATATTACGATACCAAAACATTACTAGATAATATAGAATTAAGGATTCCGCTTATGTCTTGAAATTCTACTCTTTATTATGTTTTCTACGTTATTGTAAAATTGCGTTGGAGGTTTGATGCACAATCTAATTTCTCGCAATCAATTGGCAGAATGGATACATTTTGAGCAAACAATAGACCGATGTAATGACGAATTAGATCTGGTAAACGACTATTTTGACTGCTTAATTGAATGCGATGAAGACCAGGCTACATGTAAGCGAATCTGCAGAATTCTTTTAGATGAGGGTTGATCACCCTCCTTTTTTTTATGCTATAATATCTACAGTGTATACACTATTATGGACAAAGAACGATTAAAACTCATCGTCCGTAACTTAGAACTTTTGGTTGATGGGTTAAAAGCAGAGGTGTATTCGGATCCGAGTGCTTATATAGATAAGCGGGATAATTACGACGATCCTCCACATCATTACAGCGATTACGACGAGGTGTTTAACGATGACGATGGGTACCCCGACTGACAGGGCTAGAAAATATATGAAATTGCTTCGCAGATTAGTGAAGCAAGAACATCTCTACACAGACGAAAAACTTATAGAGATGAAGAAACAATTGCGAGTGTTAGAAGAAGAGCTTGCGGAACTGGAAAAAAAAGTATCTAAAGGATTTAAATGAGTGTAAAACTGATCAGTGTGACTCCCGATGCGGAGCAGATGATGGCATATGTTGCCCGCGTCTCAAACCCTAATAATCAAGAAAATCCAAATTACGCAAAACTTCTTGGTTATTGTATTAAACATAATCATTGGTCTGTTTTCGAGCAGGCATTTATGACCCTTGAACTAGAAACTACCAGAGGAGTGGCAGCTCAAGTGCTTCGTCACCGTAGCTTCACATATCAAGAATTTTCGCAACGTTACGCTGATAGTTCAATGCTTGCGGATCAAATTCCTATGTTTGACCTTCGGCGTCAAGATACAAAGAATCGTCAGAACTCTATTGATGATATTGATCCTTTTGTGAAACAGGAATTTGAAATCAAGATTCGTCGCCACTTTGATGAGGCAATGGTCTTGTATCAATCCATGCTTGATGCTGGTGTCGCAAAGGAGTGTTCTCGTTTTGTGCTTCCTCTCGCTACACCCACAAAAATCTACATGTCCGGTTCATGCCGTTCATGGATCCATTACATCAATCTTCGCACTGCTAACGGCACTCAGAAAGAGCATATGGACCTCGCAGAAGGTTGTAAGAAAGTCTTTATTGAACAATTCCCAACCTGTGCGGAAGCCCTTGAGTGGGTCTAAATAAATTACATTGAATTTAGTATCATGCCCATATATCCTGTTAGACACAAAGAAACTGGGGAAGAACAAACATTGAATATGACTATTGCTAATTATGAGCAATGGCGTAAAGATAATCCCGATTGGGATAAAGACTGGTCAAAAGGAGTAGCATCTGCCCAGGAAGTTGGAGATTGGCAAAATAAACTAGTTTCCAGAAATCCTGGATGGAATGATGTCCTTGGTAAAGCAGCAAAAGCACCTGGTTCTAGAGTAAAGAAAATTTAGTATGGCAAGAAGAAAAAGAGCATCTGCAGAGCAACCCATTGGGGTTGGACTCACTACAAAACAGATGAAGCGAAAGAAACCACTCAGCCAGGAATACTTGGTTGATATTGATCCACTATCTGATAATCAGAGGCAACTGTTTGATTCTTATAATGAAGGTAAGCACATTGTTGCTTATGGTTGTGCAGGCACTGGTAAGACCTTTATCACCCTTTACAACGCGCTTCGTGACGTTTTGAGTGAAAACACTCCTTACGAAAGAATCTATCTTGTACGTTCTCTTGTAGCAACCAGAGAGATAGGATTTTTGCCAGGTTCCCATGAAGATAAGGCAGACATTTACCAAATTCCATACAAGAATATGGTGAAGTACATGTTCCAGATGCCTAGTGATGCGGACTTTGAGATGCTATATGGAAACTTAAAGTCTCAAGAGTCCATCAAGTTCTGGTCTACTTCATTCTTGCGTGGAACTACTCTTGATAATGCTATTGTTATTGTGGATGAGTTTCAAAATCTTAATTTCCACGAACTCGATAGTATTATTACCCGCGTTGGTGAAAATACCAAGATTTGTTTCTGTGGTGATGCACGTCAATCTGATCTACAAAAAGATAAGGAAAAGAATGGTATTGTTGATTTTCTAAGTATATTGCGTAAAATGGAATCTTTTGATATAATTGAGTTTGGTGTTGATGACATTGTTCGTTCAGGACTTGTCAAAGAATACATCATCGCAAAAATGGAATCGGGTTTTTAATGTTTAATCATGTTGATGTTAATCTTCCCAGTCTGGAACGTGAAACTATTGATGGTGTAAGATACTATAAAGTTCCAGATAATGAAGAACTCCTAAGACTGGTCTCCATTACATCGGTGACCAGTCATTTTAATAAGGAGATATTTGTTAATTGGAGAAAAAAAGTTGGTAATGAAGAAGCAGATCGTATCACTAAACGTGCTACTAGCCGTGGCACTGATATGCATACTCTTGTAGAATATCATCTTAAAAATGAAGATCTTCCAAAGGTTCAACCAATATCTGACTTTCTATTCAAGATTTCCAAAGAAAAACTAAAACTTATAAATAATATTTACGCCCTTGAAGGGTCTCTGTATAGTAAACAACTGGGTGTAGCAGGGACCGTAGATTGTATCGCTGAATATGACGGCGAGTTAGCTATAATCGACTTCAAAACATCAGCAAAACCAAAACCACGGGAGTGGATTGACCACTATTTCGTTCAGTGTATGGCATATGGTTGTATGCTGTATGAATTGACTGGTATTTCAGTCAAAAAACTTGTAATTATCATGGCTTGTGAAAATGGAGAATGCGTCGTCTATGAAGAACGTGACAAATCAAAGTACATCAAACTACTCACCGAGTACATTAGAAAGTTTGTTAGAGATAAATTGGAACTCTATGGAACCTAATAAAGAACTAGAAAAGGCAATTGAAAGTAAATTTTTGACTCCATCAAAATTTTCTTTGGAGATTGAAAAGATTGTTGCGGACGAAAAGATCAATTATATTGATGCTATCGTACACTATTGCGAAATCAATGAACTTGAAGTAGACTCTATTACTAAGTTGGTTTCCAAACCACTTAAAGAAAAACTGAAGTGGGATGCAACTCGTCTCAACTTTATGAAGCGTACTTCAAGAGCAAAACTTCCCCTATGATCGTGACACCCTTTGAAACTTATCAACATTATTTGTCACTAAAAAATCATTTCACTAATCCCAAATACGACTTCTTCAAATACGGAGCAAAGACCCGTGCTAGTTTGACCTCTTTTAACAAGAGGAAAGACAAGTATTGGTTTGAAAAGACTTCTCGTAAGTATTCCGATGAAGAGGTCGTTGATTTTTTGGTGTCTAATTTTTCTGCTGCCGAAAATCCACAAAGTCTATGGATAGGAGAAATCATCAACTCTGGTGAAAGAACTTATGCGGAGTGGATGAAACGTAGGCAGAGTTCAACATATCTTTTTAAAGAACAAAGTAATGACATACTCTCAGAGAATGAACTACAAGATTTACTTGAGTGCTCTAAGGGACATCCTAAGATTTTAAAAGCATATCTGGGTGGTAAAATTTCATTGGAAAACTTTGTTATTTGGGATAAGATCTTCAATTTTTCCAAAGACTTTGATAAAAAGTTGAGTGATCCCGTATGGGAAACCGTAAGCTTGAAATTAAAAAAATATGGACCCTTCATAAATATTGATGTGTTCAAATACAAAAAGATTCTAAGGGAATTAGTGCATGAGTGACTTTTTTGATTCTGATATCATTCAGGAAGAACTGAATGAGATTAATAAACTCCAGGAGAAAATCTATGGTTCTCTCTTTGGATTTGGCATGATGGATAAGGAAGAGAAACTTGAGCACATCGAAATTCTTCAGAACTTGCTAGAAAAGCAGAAAGTGATGTATACTAGACTATCTCTTTCAGATGATCCTAAAGCGGTTGAGATGAAAGAGAATTTGAGAAAATCAGTAGCAATGATGGGATTCCCACCTGAGACTGATATGACTATGCTTTTTAGTAGTATGAACGCAACTATCGAGGCACTCAAAAAACACGTTGACGCCTGATAGTTTTCTTGCTATACTATCCAAGCAAATCCAAACATCCAATTTATCCGAGGTATCTAATGTCTTTCGCAGACCTTAAAAAGCAATCCAAACTTGGTTCCCTGACCCAAAAACTGGTCAAGGAAGTCGAAAAAATGAATAACAATGGCGGTGGTTCTTCTGATGACCGTCTCTGGAAACTGGAGTGTGATAAGAGCGGCAATGGTTATGCCGTTATCCGTTTCCTTCCTGCACCCGATGGTGAAGATCTGCCTTTCGTGAAACTGTACTCTCACGCCTTCCAAGGTCCTGGCGGTTGGTACATTGAAAACTCTCTGACCACTTTGGGTCAGAAAGATCCTGTATCTGAGTACAACTCTCTGCTGTGGAACAATGGCACTGATGCAGGTAAAGATGCTGCTCGTAAGCAGAAGCGTAAACTGACTTATATCAGCAACATTTATGTTGTGAAAGATCCCGCTAACCCTCAGAACGAAGGCAAAGTCATGCTGTATAAGTATGGCAAGAAAATCTTCGACAAACTCACTGCTGCTATGCAACCTGAGTTTGAAGATGAGGAGGCAATCGATCCGTTCGACTTCTGGCAAGGTGCCAACTTCAAACTGAAAGCAAAGAACGTTGCAGGTTATCGTAACTACGATTCTTCTGAGTTCGCTGCCCAGAGCGCACTCTTGGACGACGATGACGCAATGGAAGCGATTTGGAAGAAGCAATTCTCTCTTCAAGAGTTTGTTGCTGCCGATCAGTTCAAAGATTATGACACTCTGAAGAAGCGTCTTGATTATGTTCTTGGTAACAAGGGCACTCCCCGCTTCCAAGATGAAGAGTCAGTGATTGAAGAAGAAGAGTTCCGCCGCGAGAACCGTGGTGCTACTCCTACGGTAACTTCCACTCCTGGTGACTTCAACGCAGAGGACATCGTAACTTCCAGTTCTTCATCTGATGAAGATGATGACGCACTTTCATACTTCGCCAAACTTGCTGAAGATTGATAGTGAAATACAATCAAATATGCCTTACACTTTTAGTGATTGCGGCATACTTTAATTTGTTATTTAAGTGATGAGTCTTGTGTTCTCTGTGGTCATTAGTTTCTTATTGATTGTCAGAGAACTTTCATCATAGTTCATCAAGGTTCTCATATCATTTAAAAATTGCTGAAGATAAGAGGGTTTCATGATATCAATCTCTCTCTTATCTTCATTTTTTAATGTCTCATACTCATAGTTGGAAATACCAACCACAGGATTTATATCCTGATTCATGCCTCTATAGTATTGATTTTCAGATAGAGGTTTTATTGCAATATAAAAATTATCATCAGATGCATTATACGGTGTTTTAATAGTAAAATTCTGAGCAACTTTTTGACCTGGTGGTAAAATTAATCTTCCACGATTGTCTCTGATTTCAACAGTTTCATAATGGTGTATATTATTCATCTTAGTTACACCATACTTATCTTCCACGTATCGATATAAGTCATAAGAACCTAATGGCCACTCATCTTTTATATTAGTAATACCTGCATTCAGCACTACAATCCAATCACGATCTGGAGAACCGTATAGTTTATTGGCCAATGTATCAGGTCTCTCTCCATCTCCAATAGTATATTTCTTAAAGTAAGCAACGTTATCATTAAGGTAATCCTTTATTTTTACTCTGCGAAATAAGTTTTTTATTAAGACATAATCTTGTGAAGAAGTCTTATGAAGTAAATTTGATTGATATAATAAATCTGGAAGTTCTCTAAAATATGACATCAGTAACCTACTCCCTCTGGTTCGATTTTGTAATCTTCCTCATAAATTGGATTGATTTCTTTTAGCGTTAAAGACATTCTTATATGAACAGGAGTTCCGTCTTGATAGGTTGCATAAGTTCCGGAAGCTGTGTAATCAATTGATACATTTTCTAAAACACCAATCTTAAATTTATTCAAGAATGGATGATCATTTTCACCACCAGAAACATATTGGAATTGAAATAAATCTGGAGAATTGATGAACAAACCATCACCCTGCTTGGCAACTGTTGCCATCTTGATGGTTCTAATTATATCCCTAACCATTTCTGATTCTGGTCCACTTCTTGGGGTAAAATCAAAAACAAATGGAAATGTTCTTAAAGTAACACCATTAAATAATAATTCTAAATTTGATTGTAAGATCTGACCAGATGAACGAGTTATTAATGATTGTGGATTGACATTAGCACCAAGTTGATTGATTGCTTTTCCTGCTAACACTGTCTGAAGAGCGTTTATATTTTGGTCACTTAGTCCTGCTCCTTTTGTCGTCACATCTTTAAGCACTTGAGCTATTTGACCAGCCATCTTACCAGGATCATTTATACCAGTTGAAGCAAGTGCCATACCTGCTGCTTGAATAGGATTTAATGTATCCTCTGCATAACTAACTGAAATAGAATCTGAAACTTGTTGTGGAATAGGAAGCCAGATGTATCTGGAATCCCCTTTCATAGTTTCTTTACTTTGTTGCCTAAACCTATCATTTTTGGTTGTTGCTCTTTTAAATACTTTCTCTTCTCCTTTTTTACCAGTCTTTACTAATTGTCCAGATCCCTTTATAACATTTCCATTCTCTGTATTATACTGATATCCAACCATATCAGAAAATTTCATAGGATTTTCAATCTGTTTAAAAATCCTTATCAACAACATATCCTGATTATTAACATCTGCATCCAAAGGATATTGATAACTTGCAGCAGGTTTTATCTCTTGTTCTGCGGGGGGTTGCGCACCCTTTTGAGAGAAAAGAGAGGAATATTTTTTATAATCTGTAATCTTAATACCTAAATCTAACTCGTCATCAGAAGAGTTATTGAAGTGAGAGGTACGCCGCATTTAGTTAATATAAATGATAAATTTTTAATTATTTAGACGCTTATTCATAAGTGATAACCTTAGTATATCTCTTACTTCAGATTTGTATATCTCATAAACATCACTTCCTACCTCACTCCATGTATATTGACGTGGTTCACGCCAATGAGCACTTAATCCTCTAAATCCCCACTGGAATACATCAGTAACAGCAATGAATGGATTTGAATCATAAAGAATATTTGGTGTCTTTGCATTGTAGATAAACAAATATATTTTTCCTGGCACTACTTCTCTAGCAGAAGATGGTGTCAAAAGTTCAAGAACTCCCAGCATCCTATCATCAGGATCAGCAAGTCCTGTCATTTCATCAACAGCAGAACGGATTCTATTTACGTTAGTATCTGTATCTGTTGGTCTCTTTGCCATTACTTGATACCTAATTCTTTCTCCGTCATTACTTTAAATTCCCACTTTCTATCTTTACAAAATTCTTGTGCTGCTTTCCACTTTGCTTGATTCTTAGCGTATTCATATGCTTCACTAAGATATTTTTTAGTTTGCCTTTTTGGTTTTGATGGAGGAGAACATTGCCTTAATGGTTTTATCTCTATAAGTGATGATCTTATTCTTCCACTTACATCTTTGTATTTTATGAAGAAATCTGGAAAGTACCTATGAACTCTATTATCAACAGGTGAGCGATATGGTATGAAAAATTCTTCTGATTGCCACTCAAGAACATTTTGATTATTATCACAATAAACCATAAACT